ACCACGTTATGTAATCGTTTGATGTTGATACCTTGAGAGTATACACCAGACGAAGCAATAATGATAGCATTTTTTTCAGTTTCTACAATGGCACGCACATTTTCTCTTGTGTCCAAGTCTGTGCCACCATAGACAAAGAAACACTTTCGATCCTCATCACACGCTTCCTTTATCATCTTGAACAAAGGAACACCATGCTTGTCAACATAGTTGAATAACACGAGTGTATTTCCCTTCAAGCTCAACACGAGGTTCTTGATGAACTTGTTGCGTGATTCGTTTGATACCAGATAGTCAACCTCTTCCTGATACTTGAGATTTGAAGCAACACGCTCTTGATGCTTGAGAACGATTGCCTTGACTGTAAAGTCTGCCAGCACCTTGTTTTCAATAAGATTAGCAGTTGCCGTCACCTTTCGTACACCACCCAACAAACCTTCGATCACCAGCTTGTTGGTGAGTGTGCCATCCAATGTGCCTGTTGTACCAAAACGATAGGGTGTGTTGACCATCTTTGTCATAATGCCTGTGATTGACTTGGCTTTGACACCATGACACTCATCGACAATCACGGTTCCAAACTGATCGAAATATGATTTTGGCATTCTGAATAGAGACTGCCATGTTGAAATAATAATCGGTTTTTCCGTAACCTTGTCTCTACCGGACATGATTTCGTGAATGTTTGATCCGGCATCAAACCCATAGCTTCGGAAATCCTTTCGCATCTGTGCCACGAGTGATGTAGAAGGAACGATAATCAAATGCTTTCGATCGTGCTGTTCCATGTACCATCGTATCAATAGATAGATGATAAGACTCTTGCCTGAACCTGTTGGTGAAAGCAATAACATTCTTCTCTTGCGAACAGCAGAAACAAATGCCTCCATCTGATAATCTCGTGGTTCAAGTGGTAGATTCAACGTGTTCACGAACTGCTTGCCTTCGACTAACGAGAAGTTTTCATCGCCTTCACCATCATAGTTGAATATATATCCACGCTCTTGACAAAAGTTGCGAATGTGGTCAATCAACCCAGCATAAATGGTATGGTCTTTATAGTTCAGTAGTCGTATCTTTCCATCCCACGCACCCATTTTGTACGATGGCTGGAACTTTGCCGAAGGAACGTCAAACGTGAAGTAGTCGGACATTTCGCGAATAACATAAGGTTCAGAACTAACCCATAGATACACGTCATCCTTCTTGGCAACGGCTACTGTATCCATTTAGTTCGCACCACCTAGAAACTTACGCCAATCAATCGCATTTTTGATTTGTTGAGAGCGCCACTTGATGTTGTCAAGAATGGAAAGCAGGAGCTTGACCTTCTCATCCTGTTCCGAGATTTGAATCAGGTGTCGAACCACTTCTACATCTCCTTCCACATACTTGGGAACCTCTGATTTGAGAACACGAATGTCCAAAGGTTGCCATCCACGCTCTTCCAAGTCCTCTTGACACATTCTACCACTATAATAGTCAGTCTTGTCACGATACAGAATCTTGTGCATCTCACGCATCTTCTGTAGCTGTCGTCTCTCATCGGTCAACATTCGTACATATTTAGAATGTAGATTGGGAATCTTCAAACTCTCAGTATCCAACTCCAAATCATCAATCTTACTGTCGGCACTCCACATCTCATAGATTTCTTCAATTTCGGTCATTCCAATAAGATGTTTCATTTAAACATAACCTCCAACTATATTGAAATCCAGACGTAGTTCTGGAGTCGGCACATAGTATAATCCCCAAAGGAATACTTGTCAAGTCCTAAGTGCTAACTTTTTCGTATGAATAACGAAGATACCGGAAAGTTGCCGTTGCTTTTATCCCCTCAATGTCACCAGACGCAGAATCAAAGAGAACTTCAGAGAGGTTAGTTGGAAAAAGATCCTCAAATCTTATGATGTAGTTAGCGTTCATATTGGAATTCAATATAGTCAAGGTGGCATCTGAATATATTTGTTGTGCTTTCTGTGCTTTATATTCATTATAATCATTTGGAAATCCAAGACCAATCAACCAGTCGTATAACTCTCTCCAGTTTTGAAGGTCTTCATCTACGATGAACGTGATATTGAGAGGATCAAACGTAATGTCATTACCCGGAACGAAGGTCGGCATGAGTGGTGTTGGTTGTGCAGCTTCGCCTAATGAAATACCCGGAAGGTTGGCTGATGTCAGAAACCATGTAGTCTGTGGTAGTGCTTCGATTCCAAAACGGAATCCTACTGGAGACAAGTAGTTGATGTTTGTTGGTTGATTAGTGAATGTTTTTGCCATGTTCACCTCCTGTATATATTTAGGAAACCACAAAAACAAATCGGGCAGCATCCCGAAGGACACTCCCCGTTTTGTGTGCTACTACTTTAGCTTAGATTATCGAGTCACACCGTTGAGGTAGTTGACCGCAAAGCCTCTGTAGTATCGGTTGTTCTGGTTTACAGAGACACCAGAAGCACCCGTATCCGTAGCGAAGGGGTTCACTCCAACACCGTATCGAGTCTTGAAACCGATCTTGGGCTGGAAGTTATCCTCGCCGATGGCACGAACCATCTGGAGTGGGACGTATGGGCAGTAGAACATACCCGCGTCGTATGGGCTGGTTCCCTTGTAACCGACAACAATGAAGTCGTCACCAGTGTAGGAGTAAGGATCAATGTAGACCTTCATTCCTGAACCGATTGTACCCGCGAAGGTTGAACCAGTGTCATCCACCGTAAGAGCAGCGGTTGGATCAAGCACACCAGCCGTCGCAAGAGCAGACGCAACATCTGATGAACAGATGATGAAGTTACCCTTACCACGTCGAGTGTTCTTGGCAATCGCGTTGGCTTCTGTCTCGATCTTGTAGACAAGAGCCTTGAATCGCTCAACAAGCCATCGACCGTCGAGGACACCAGTTGTACCACCAAGCTGACTAATGTTCGCAGTACCACGACCATCAACCGCATCAACACCCGTACAAGACATGTAGACCGAGCGAACGATCTCACGATTGATTTCAGCATTGATCTCAGTCGTAAGAATGTTGGCAAGCTCCGTCTCGGCATCAAGACCATGAATCGCCTTCAGGTCTTGAGCAAGCTCTACTGAGTATTCAGCCTTCAGCGCGCGAGAAACGGCAGTCACCGTGGTCTTGTCGATCTGGAAGGACATTGATGGAATTTGAGTGGTTGGGTTACTTCCAAAAGCAGCACCACCCCATCCCTCGGCAGTATCAGTCGCAGCACCCGTGCGAATGGCATTAAGACCCTCTGCCGCAGCAGCATTGAACATGACGTTCGCAGAATTTCCATATCCGTCGTCACTAGAGTTTTGAGATGCCCAAGCAGGAAGGTTTCCATTAGTGCCAGCAGAGAAGCCAGTGTTCGCCTCAGTGTAGAAAGCATTGGCACCGTCAGCAACTCCGTTCACGCCTGTTCCATAAGTAGGTCGAAGCGCAAAGATCAGACCAGTTGGTCCACTCATGGGCTGAACACCCATGATGTCGAACGCGATCAGGTTTGGCGCAGTTCGTCGAACAAGGCTGATAAGGACGGGATCGAACTTGTCAGCATTCGCTGTTAACGTCTCTGGCGTAGATGACTCTCCAAGGAGACTGGCAGATCCAGCACCCTGAACATTTGCCTGCTCACGCATGGCTTGTTCCTGTTGCTCAAGCATCTGAGCTGTGACTACCTTACGATAGTGGTTCTTGATCTGAGGTAGATCCTCGTGATCGAGAACTGGTTGCCACTTATTGATTAGTTCTTCATTCAACATGTTTCGTTCTCCTTGAAAAGTTTGTTGAATCAGTTCTGTTATTCAACAGTATCCTAATTTGTATTTATAAAAGTTAAGTTTTCTACTCTTTGACAGTTCGCTTTAGCACGTTGACATACGATGCCATCGCAGCATTTCGAGGAGCTTCCTCAACGATTCCATTCTCAGAAATCTCCGCTTCCTCGTCTAGCTGTACGGCACCACCCTTGGACGTTCGAGGAAAATAGTTTTCCTTGAGCGTATCAAGAGCTTGTCTGTATTGGTCAACATCCTCAAAACCAACACCTTCTGAAAGACCTCTCAGCTTCTCGGACTCCATGCTTGTTAGTTCGGCAGTTGCCTCATTGACAAGCTCATCCCGCTGATAATCTTCAACAATTGAGTTAAGCTCGATGTTAGTCTCGATTGCCTCATTGAGTTTCTCTTCAAGATCCTCAACTCGATCAGCAAGACTATCAACGAGATCAACCTTCTCCTCTGGAACATCAATATAATGATCTTCAAAGAGTTGCTTGAGTCCACCAATGAACTCTTCAGTAATCTCTGACTTGATGCCACGCTCAACAGCAAGCTCATTCTCTTGCATCCAGTTGTCTACGGCATAGTCGAGATATGAATCAATCTGGTTGGTAAGCTCCTCGGCAATCTCAACAACTGACTCTTCCAGCTTGGCGTTGAACTCTTGCTCGATTAGCTCGATCTCTTCATTGATCTTGGAAACGACTGCCGCCTCGAAGATGGTAGTCACTTGAGACTTGAACTCCTCGGAAAGATCGTTCTCTCCGAAGATCGCGTTCAGGTCTTCTGTAAGATCAATGTCATCAGCAGTGATTGTCTTGCGCTCAAGAACGGGAATGGAGGCTTCATCCTCTTCGACATCCTCTGTTCCTTCGTCAAGCATCGCTGCCATGAGTCGTGAGTAGTTACCCGCAAGAGAATCCTTATCAAGACCCTTCAGAGTCTCAAAGATGGATCGAATCATCTCTTGCTTTGTCTCGGGAATGTCAAGATCCTCAAGATCCTCAAGATCAACGTCCTCTTCCTCATATACTTCTACTTCAGAGGGATCGTCGCCTTGACCCTTTGTCTTGACTTCAGCCTTGACCTTTTTCTTTGAAAGGGGCTTTCCCTTTGGTTGAGCAACAGGCTTGACTTCTCCACTCTCGGGAGCATCACCTGTTCCACCACCACCCGGCTTGCTGGGTGACTCTGTTTGCGCTTCCAGAAGCTCTGCTTCCAACTCAGCCGCGATTTCGTTCGCGAGTTGGTCGATCTCTTCGTCGAGCAGAGTATCGTCTACAAAGTTTTGTTCCGTATCCATTATGTCCATCTCCTTAGAA